AGTATTTGTAATATCCACAACATCTGCACGATGAGGTGAAATTACTGCAACACAATCCTTTCTTCCATTGGCGATTGAAATGAGATGTCCTGCCTTGGCTTGAGACTCAAATTTGTTTCCTAATCCGGGTCCCATAATTAGATAATCTACTTGAATCTCATCACTGTTGGAGAATAAATTATAAGCAGTGATAAGGTCGCCCAATGATGCGGTCATACCTTTATTGGGACCATAATCTTGTCCGCCCGTTAGATTATAAGTTACATTGCCTAAAGCACTGTAAACTTTATCTTGAGCATCTATATTCCAAAGACCATCTGTACTTGATAATGAACCAAATCCATTGTTAGATTCGGAGAACCCTACCTGAACAACATCTTCCGATGCAATTAGATCATCCGAAGGATTATCGCCAGCATAAACATAATTGGAATAAACGGCAAGATAATTTTTCCACCATATTTTTTGTGGAGAATTAACTGCAGAAATTGCATCAGTCGCTTTAGAAAGTCCAATATGCTTTTCTAAAATATTGCCTTGAATTCCGGTTACATTTCCAGTATCATCAACAATAACTACGTGAATTTCATCACTCTTCGCATTCTTTTGGCTTCCATATGAAGATGTGCCTGGTTTTGGTGCAATTGAACTCCAAAGAATTGAAATATTAGATAATTCTAAAATTTGGTTATCATACCAGTCTTTCACAAAAGTAGATGATAATGTTGTTGCCGATGTAATTCCAGAATTATTTACAAATCTAAGGGTATTTCCTGCAACAATAGATGATGTTTGATTTCTAGATGAATACGAAATTTTAGTTTCAGTTGAAGCAACTGAAACTGCATTTTCAAATTTAACTGATGTTCCTTGAGGAACGACTGTACCTAAAGCAGAACCCAATGTCACTGAGGTTGAACTTACCGAGACAATTGATACCCGATTGGAAACTCCAGTTATACTAAACAAATCCGCAGTTGTAATTCCCGTTGTGGAATTTAAATAAACTGTTGTTGATGCAGCTGTGGTAAGTCCTACTGTTGTAGTATTTAATTTAGTACTATATGAAGTTGTGGCGTTTGAAACTCTAGAAACAATCTTAACATCAAGTTCACTGTTTCCATTTGTAGAATCTGTCCTTACTCCAGTAATAATGCCTTTTAAATATCCATTAAAAGTTGTAGTTTCTCCATTTGCTGGAATAGTTTGGTTAGTAAGTGCAACAGTTATTCCATAACCAACTATAGCACCTACAGCACCTGGGTTTGTGGTAGTAATTCCGACAATTTGATCTGCTTTATCATCAATAACACAAACCTTTAAGTTATTCGACCATGAACCTGGATTTTTTGCTGCAAAAATATAATTTGCAATATCATCAGCAAAATTTGCTTCATAATCATCAAAGTTTTTAATTTTTAAGTATGGTTCCCCTACAGTGGATACTCCACTAGAATTTCTAATTGCGTTAGAGTTAACTAAGTTTATGCCATCTACTCTAGAAACCTTAAGAACACCACCATATGAAAGATATGATGATGCACTCATCCAATATTCATACTGTCCATCTGTTGAGGATGGTTTTCCAAAAACTTTAAGTAAATCGTTTTCTGTAGTAATATCAATTGCCTCTTCAACTGGACCAATTGCAAAAGGACCAGCAATTGCTCCAATGTTATCTAAAACATTATCAGCTCTTCCTACAGTTAGATCAACTTCTCTGACGAGTACGCCTGGAGATAATTGAGGAGTCGCCATTTTTTTCTCCGTAATCTCAGTTTAACTAAAAATTATTTATTAAAACGATACTTTACGTGGGGGAAATATGACGCGAATATTTACCAATCAGGATATTCCCATTTATTTGATATTTTCAATCTTTTTTTTGATTCTATAATTCTTTTTACTGTACATTCTTTACATTCATAAGAAAATGAAGATGCAACTGGCCCTCTATCTTTACGTGTTCTATAAAATCCATCTATTAGGTTCTTTACTTCACGACAAACTCTACATTCTCTATCAGTAAGCAACAAATGACCTAATTTAATTTGCTTATCCAAATCCATTACATATATTCCCACATATATGCACGATCTCCATATTCATCTAGGTGCCATCTATCACCATCCTGATCAACAAAACTATCTTCATCTAAACCATCGGAAACAAATCCAAATGGAGACATATCTTGTTCGATTTGATTCCTCTGCTCTTCATATAATCTCTTTCTTACATCTTGATCAGTAAGTTCTTTGAAATAATCTTGTGCTACTAACCAAGCATAAATTACAAGACACATTGCTAAGTCATCATTACACCCTTCTTCTGCTTCAAATGAATTGTGTTTTTGTATAAAGGTTGTAAGTTCACTGATAATCTCATAATCATTTAGATATAACTTATCTTCCTCAATCATTGTTTTGAGATTTAAACATCCAACTTTTTTTACAGTTTTAGACATCTTAACTCCCAACTGAGTTTTCTTTCCAGAAAATCCCTGTCCAACAATTTGACCTGCTCTTCCTCTCATAGAGCACATAAGAAGATTATTATATTCCAAATCATACTGAAGAATTGATGCTACTTGATCTCCAACATCATTAACCTCGCACAAAATGTAAGCATCATTATAACTTTTTGCTATGTCGTAAATAATGCTGGGAAATAACATTGGTTTAATTTCATTATTTCGATACTTAGCAACTACCTTATGTGGAAACTGTGTAATATCTACCACAGCAAATGCGGAGTAATCACTTCCAACACCTCTAGCAACGTCTACGGTGATTAAGTAGTCATGCTCTTCTATAGGATCCACATAAACGTCCAAACCCGCACTACGGGTCTTAGGATGGTCATACACGAGGGTTCTAAGTTTACTTGGAGCAATTAAAGTATCGACAGATCCTAAGAATTCACATTCAAACTCAACCTTAAATTGTTGATCACTTGTGTTTGCAATGGTTTGTTTTTTCCATTCTTCATCGCGCCCCGGAACTTCACTCCAATGAACGTCGGTGAATATATACTCATTTTTACCTTTCTCAGCATCATGCCACATTCGGTAGAAATGATTCATACCATGTGGAGTAGAAACTATAATAACTTTAGTATTTTTACCTGAAGTAATTGTAGGATAAACCGAAGCAAAGAAAGAATCTGCAATATGGTTTGGGACGAAAGCAAATTCATCCAAAAATAAGATATTGAATGACATACCACGAACTGCAGAAGCAGAAGTAGAAGCAGCCAGGATCTTACTTCCGTTTTCCAATTCAAGAGATCCTTTATTCCAAGATATGATACCTTGCTGCATCCACTTGGGAAGATTTTCATAAGCAGTCTGAAGTCTATCTAATAGTTCTCTTGCCGTTGCCGCTTTGTTTGCAAGAATGCCTATATTTACATTATCATTAAATACTGCATAGTGAAGAAGAAAAGATACTACAGTAGTACTTTTTCCAGTTTGCCGAGGCATCTTACAGATATTGAATCTGTGATTATGGAAATTTCTAATTAATTTTTCTTGAAAATGATACGGTTTGAATGTCTGCAATCCGTGGTCAAGAGTTACAATCTTTACATAATTATTTGCAAAATAAACGGGATCCTCCTGACATTTAACAAACTCAAGAATTTGTTCTTGAGTAAATTCGATAGCAGTATTTGCCTTTTTTAATAAAGGATTACCAAGATAAACATCATTTGACATAATAAAACCTATTTGTTAATTACAATTCCAACGACGGAGTGCTTTGTTGATATTACTATCGGGATCTCTTGCAGTCTTTGCTGAAGTAAGTTTGGATTTCATTCCAGACATACGACTACAAAAGGACTTGCGACGAGATGCTCTTTTTCCTGTTGGATTTTTTTCAGTTACCGCAGTTTGTAGTTTTGAACCGGGATTTTCTCTACGATATGCTTTAACTGCATCTGGACTTAATCCATCAGTTCTATCCTTTCGGTTAACCGCTTGCCAATCTTCCTCAATCTCAACTTCTTCTCCCATTGGTTTTACATAATTTTTGTTTGCCCCCGGTTTCGCTGCACTTCCTCCCTGAGGACCAAATGCTTGAATTAATGGTTGTCCTGGTTGAAGATCAGAAACAGAATGGTAAAGTACGTTACATCCAGGATAAACCTTTTGAAGTTCATCATTAATTTCTTTACGAGTAGGAAGTTTTACTTGAGGGAAAAATATTTTGAGTGAATAATATTTTCCTCTCCAAGAAAGAGTAACTGCGATGATATTTCCAGTTTGTGCTTGAAGTCTTGTTGCTTCATCTACTTGTGATTTGAACCCCTTAATTGGTTCTGGTTTGATTAAATCAACCACTTCCGCAAAAGTGTTGCCGTCCAAGTCTTCAATAGTTACATCTTCTTTTTTTACACATCTATTGTATTTTTTGCCAAAAAGTTTCTGAGTACCTTTCTTTTCATACCCAGGCCAACATTTCATTTCATCCATAATTTTATCAACCAATCTTTGTTCCTCCATTTCACCACTTGCCACATAGTCTGCAGCAGTATCAATATAATCTGCTGCTTTAGTGATCTTTGACTGAACCCATGCTTCTAAATCACCTTCACCCTTACCAACCTTTTTCTCCAATCTTTTAAGTGCATTATGAATAGTTTTTAATTCGGACCTTGCCATTGAATACTCTTCGTCTTTCACAGAAACTTTATCCCATGCCTTTTCGCCATAAGAACATTCGGATCTTGCCTCTCTCTTATCGCATAAGGGGCAGTATCTTTCTTCTTCGTGCATAGTTGCCTCAGATTTAGTTCCCCAGTTGTCTGCACCAACTTTACGACATTTAACAAGTGCCCCAGATGCATATGCACTTGGCCATACGTCATATCTTGACTTTACCTTATGGTAACAAGCATCTTTTTTTCCGCTACCTTTGCCTGGTTTGTCTTTGACTTCTTGTAGGTCCATTTCTTCAGTTCTTACGTTAGTTGGTTTTGCTCCACCAGTTTTTTGTGGTTGATTTGGGTCTTGAATATTTTTTCTACGTCTTGCTGCTTCTTCTTCATCTTTTGAAAGTGATCTTCTCATTTTAGAACTTCCGCATTTTGGGGTAGAAGTTTGACCTTCTTGACGGGCACATGGTTTTCCTGCCCACTTTCCACCTAATTGGACCCATCCACTTTTACCATCGGAAGATTTGGATTTACCAAACCAATCACGAAGACCTTCATCACCAGATTTAGTTTCTTCTTTTAAATTTTTAATCCATTCATCTGGAGTTTTATCGTGCTTATTTACAAAAGCATTGTGAAGTTGCTTAGCAGTCATATCATACTTTTTCATAATCTGACGCATTAGACTATCAATGGAATTATAAGAAATATTATTTAATTTCTTAAGACCAATTTCAAGTTCTTTAACAACATCTTCTTCACATCCACAATGTTCTTTTACATCTTTAAATTTTTTATGATGCTTTTTGGCATCTGCTTCCATTTTTTTCAATCGAGTATAATAATCTGGAATTTCATCAAGATGTTGAAGAGCAATGTCTTTTGCTAATTCGTGGTCCTGTGTGTGCTCGTGCTCAATAGGTTCTCCCATATCAAGTTGCTTTTGTATGAAAGAAACTTCAAGGCGATGTTTCTTTGCAATTTGTTCAACTGTTTTATGAGACTTAAATTTATTCATTAGTTAAATGAACCCTTTATGTATTTATTGTTCTGATTGATTTTGTGTTTGCTGCTTCAAGAGTTTTGCTAATTCTGTAGTAGACCCAACAAAAAGGGCATTGTTGACTGTTGTGGGTCCCTTTGGATTGTCTTCTTCGACATCTTTTTTGATCTTATGTAACGCCATAAGTTTTTCTGCAATTTCACTTGTATTCTTAATCAATTGCCCCGCAACTTCATAAGCACGAGGCATTTCACTTTCTTGTGCTAATTCAAGAATTCCATTAATTGCTTCCTGCCCCTTTTCTACAAGTGAATATAAATTTCCTCTTGCATAATCATAATCTTTTTTAATGTCATCAGCATCTGATGCATATTTTTCTATTTTCTCAGAAACACTTTCTGTTTCGACAGGAACTATTTCGCCATCTACATTAAAAGTTTCGTTTAGTTTATCAAACTTTTTTGTCATTTTCATACTCTATCAAAATATAGAACCACTGAATCCAAAATCATCCCCATCTTCAATTAAAGCATTGTCTGCAGTTGTAATTGATTTAACTTCAGCTCCAGACAAATGTGAAGTAATTGGTGTACCATCTCTACCTCTTTCAACTGTAAGAATATTTCCTGTCTTTGAAGTTACATAAATTTCCTCTCCTTCTAGATCTAGGTATGTATTGGTCGAAATAGAACTTGCATCATTTACTTCTATTAAAGTAGTATCGATCGTAATATCTTTTGATATATTTGTAAGAACAATTCCAGTATAGTTTTGTATTGCTCTTGGTTCTACTGAATATACAATTTCTCTTGATGGAGTAGAAGTAGGATCCCCCGCAATATAACTGACAGTAGTTTTTTTGATAATATCCTTTGTTGCGGAAGAAACTGGACCAAATAGATAGGTTTTTGCTGTAAATCGTAAAGTGTAGATTAAAACTCTTCTTGTTGTAAAATCTCCCTCATAATCATCCTGCATAGTAATATTCTCAAGAATTACAGGAATATCTCTCTTTTCATTAATAGTTTCAACCAAATCTACAGTCATAGTATATGCTGGTTGAAAATATGGTAGAATTTGTTCTACAATTTGAAGAGCATCGTCATTTAATTTTGACATGATACTTAACTCAAATTGCATATTATATGGAACGGGTAAATATGCTTTTTTTGTTTCCGTACCATCTTCTACAGACTTTGCAGTAAAAGTTTGAGTTGTTGTTGATTTTCTAGTAGCATCATAAGTTAATCCAGTAAATTCAAATGACATTCTCGGCAATGTAATTTGAATTGGTTTATTTAAATTTGGCGATTGGTTTAATCTTGCAAGAAACTTTTGAGTTGGTCCATAGGCAAGAGGAACTTTAAGCACACTAACAACTTGTTCATTATTGTTTGTATGCTTAATTGTAATGTCATTAAATAAAGAACCAAATGAAACTACAGTTCTTCTTAAAATTTCGTGATAAAAATACTCAAACATATAATTAACTTAAGTTAAATAATATTTATGTTTTACGGCATTCCGAAGGGATTTTTCTCGTCAAAATCAATAATATCATCTGCTTCTTCCTCAATTTCATTATTTGTCGCATATCCATCTTTGTTGAGAGAAGGGACAATATTAACTGAACGTAAATAATGAGAAGCACTTGATGCAGTACCAACAATATTCTCGCCAGAAATAAAATCACCACTCAACTGAGAAACTTGAAGAATTTTTGTAGTTGAGTTCCAAGATTTAACTCTTGCAGTTACGCCGCTTTGTGATCCGGTCACCAATTCGTTAAAAATAAAGTTTCCAACAGAAGTTAAGAGTGGATTTCCAATTGTAAGTATTGGATTTGCAGTATATCCAAGTCCAGCATTTGTAATATAAATTGCTGTAATTGATCCTGCAGCAGATACAATTGCTGTTGCTGCGGCAGATATTGTTGATATTCCAGTAAAGGTAATACTTGGCGGATTTATATATCCAGAACCAGAGTTTGTAACAGTAATTATACCTACAATTCCATCTCCAAGAGTAGCAGTTGCAGATGCACCACTACCACCACCTCCAATAAATCTTACTCCTGGAGTTGTAGTATATCCATATCCTGCATTAGTAAGTAAAACCCTCTGAACTGATTTTGCCTGTGGATTTATATTATCATTACATACAACAACCCCACCAATCATTTCAGCAATTGCAGTTGCCGTCTTACCTGTAGGAGCTGGTGCTGATGAAATACCAACAGTAGGGATGCTAGTATAACCTCCACCACGATTTGTAATTGTAAGGAATCTTATTCCACCATTTACAATTGAAGCAGTTGCTGTCGCAGTAATTCCAACCCCAGCCATCGTAAGATTCACAAGATTTCCAATTGGTGTTTTTTCTGGATCAGTTGAGTTATCTCCAGATATTAATTCATCAATCTCATCGATACTTGTATTAATAAGTTCATCTTCATACCTAAACAATTCGCATCTTAATTGATAAGTATAACTTCCCTGAAGTTGATAAAATGGTTTTTCGTGCTCTACATATTTAATTTCAAATAAACGATTACCCAAAGGGAAAAAAATCAAATCACCTTCTTTGGGCCTTGTTGATAATTTAATATTTGGTTGCTCCTTCATTAATGGAGAAATATATGTTTTAAATCTTTCTCTTGAAATGATTAATGTAATTTCATTAAGTGCTTGAATACCAAACTTTGATAAAATTGTCGGATTATCTCCATATCCATCAAAACTATCTACATATGCCTCAATTGGATATGCATTATTAAATTCAGATTCAATAACTTCTCTTATGACTGTTTTTTCTGTGATATATTGTCTGGGCAGATAATGAACCTCAACACCATACATCCTCAACTGTTCGTTGATTAGATCTTGAATAAGACCTTGTTCTGTTTTAGATCCTTGAAGAAAAAATGGATTGAGCATATTTCTTATCCGATCATATCATAAGGAGGAAGTTCATAAGTATTAGACATTTTTTCCATCAATATATCAATTTCCCTTTGAGCATCATCATACATTTGTCTTCCATTCAATTCAACACCACCGGGAAGTTTAACTCCCGTGAATTTCATCATATTTTGTCCCCATTGCTTCTTAATAAGAGAAGTTAGATATGGTTTAATGAATGAATCATTCCATACTCGGGAGTAATCATTCGGGTCAAGGGTTGAATAGCAATCAATTACAAAATATTGACTTGTTGTTACTGATCCCCAATCAATATCGAGATATAATCTATCTTGCCTCTTGTTAAATCTAATTTGTTTTTGTGTATTCAGTAGAAAATCCAGGTCTTCCAAATAAGTTTTAACCATTGCATAACTCAATAGTTCAGTTGTTCCCCAGTAGTAAATATCATTTAAAAACAACTGATACTTTACACTAAACATATTATGAGTAATGGTATTAGCACCATCAAACGTAAAAATTTTATTTACTCCAATAACATTTGGTGGAACTTGCAAATAATTACTATTTTCTTCATAAGTAAAAGTTGTTGCGGTTCCTACAATATTAGTAGTAACAGATGTTGTTGAAATTCCAATAGGAGCAGAAGATCCACCTCTAGCCCTCCCCCTATCAATATCTTCTTGAGTTACTTTATATTTGTAAAAGGTTGGATAAACACCATCAAAATGTCTTTCCTGAAAAAATTGAACCGCATCATCCACCAAATCTTCGATTTGTTCATCGGCAACATTAATTTCTAAAACTGGAGCACCCAGTTTTCTTTTACAGTAATCTATAAGTTCTTGTCTAGTAGATGGTTGCGCCATTAGAATTTAAGATTTGCTATTACTTCTTGTTGACTGA